GTCTCCACCCGGGTGCGAAAATTTTCGCGAATGGGGGGGAGTCCGCTCCTGCCTCAATACTTCGAGGACCGGATGATCTCACCGTCTGGGCCGTAGAGGCAGCGGCCTGGTGTTGCCTTCCTTGGATCCTTCTCTTTATTGTGGCAGGTTTGGCACTCATATAAAAAGTTCTCAGCGTTCAGGCTGATGTCTGGGTCGTTGCAGTTGTCATCGTCCAGCCAGATCTTATGGTGCACGATCAGGCCAGGCTCTTGGCCACACACCTGACACAGCCCGCCGTCCACTGATAGCCGGTAGTCTATGAAGTCCCGGCGCGCGCGCTTCCATGCGCCGCTCTTGTAGAATTGCTTCTGGTTCAGGACTATCGCCTCCCGGTGTTATTGTTTCCCACCATCCCACCGCACCCGCGCATCCTGTGCTATTGCAGGCACGCAAAAAAGGAACTGGCCTCAATGCCCAGTTCCTCACGCTATCATTATAGCATACTATAGTGTGCCATTCAATGCCATACTTACAGATCTGCGAAAAAAGTCCAAGTGCATCGCTGCATCGACTGCATCGCACTTTTCCTATAAAACTCCTAACTATCACTATATTGCCCTATAATACCCCTATAAATGCTATATATATACTCAAATAGTCTTTATTATTGATTTTAGTGATGCAGTCGATGCAGTAGTATAAAAAGCCTTATATTATAAGGGTTTTGGGGTGCATCGCTGGGTGCATCGCTGGATTTTTTAGCGATGCAGCGATGCACTTCACAGCGCCCAGGTGCATCGCTGGAGCACCGAAAAATGCAGAAGTGCATCGCTGGATTGCTTTCAGCGATGCACCTCGGTGCAGTTATTTGTTTGTGTTTTCCATCTCCTGCGCCACGAGCTTGTCGAGCATCCTGCCGTGGATGCGGTGCGTCTGTCTCCAGCTGTAGTTCATGCACTCGCAGACGTCGTCCCAGGTCAGGCCGTCTATGTACCGGAAGCGGGCAAGCCTGCGCTCGGTCGGCTCCAAGCTCTCGATCATCTCCTCGATGGCGAGCTGAGCGGCTGCCAGCTTGCTGAGCTGCGCCTTGTAACGGTCCACCAGCTCCAGGTGCTTGATGGCCATGCGCTCCACAGGGTTCCCGACGCCTGGGCTCTTGGGCATCCCGTCGTAGTTCGGGCCGCTGGGCGAGTCCATGACGGCCTCCAGCTGCTGCAGCTCATCCAGGAGCTGACGGTGCTCTGCGCGCAGGTCTCTGTAGCTGTTCAGCCGTCGCTTGACATTTAGTCGAATTTCTGCTTCTGTCATTTCGGCACCCCTCCGTTGGTCTTTTTGATTTTCTCGGCAGCTCTGCGGATCCGCGCCCATTCACGCGCGAACCACGCGCGCCACTTGGTGCAGTGCTTGGCACTGCGGCACGAGCCGTCCTCCGCGAGGTGCTTGCATCTTTCGCAAAATTTAGGTCCCACGTTGTCCCTCCTCCCTGATGAAGCGGATCAGCTCAGGCTTCACCTTGTCGATCGTGCCGTCCCTATATTCCACCAGGGCGAACGTCTCGCGGATCACCTCAGTGGAGCACTGGGGCTCGACAACGCCCTCGCTGCGGAATATGCGGACCAGTTCGAGCTCCTCAGCAAGGCGGCATAGCGTGTTGATCTTCAGCAGCGCCCGGTCCTCCTCGATCCATCGGTGGAACAGCGCAGGGCGTCCATCCACCTCGCAGGGACGCGCGAGGAGCTCCTCCATCGTGAGCAGCTGCGTCGTGCGGGTCTTTTTGTGTTTTCTCGTTTTTGCGCGGCCTCCTCTTGCAGGGCACCGAGGGCGCGGAACATGGCGTAGCTGGTCGCCTGGGCGACGCCGATCGCGCCCGCGTGGATGATGTGTCCGTGACCGCGCGCAAGCTCGATCTTTTTGCCGTCCCTGATCTCGTAGAAGCGGACCAGGACCACGTTGTCCAGGTACTCGATCTCGTGGGCGTACTCGGCGGGCTCCTCCTCCACGACCAGCTCCAGCGCTTCCTCGGGGAAGGTGGCCGTGGGCACGGTCTTGGAAAGATCCAGCTGCAGCTTGTAGCTGTGCGCCTGCTGCGCTTCGCTGTAGATGCGGTCGATGATCACGGCCGCCTGGCCCGCCATGCCTGCGTAGGTGCGGTTCTGCATTTCCACGGGCAGTTTGTCAAGTTTTTTGATTTTTACCTTTTGTCCGATGTTCATTTTTTCGTTACCTCCAGGCGCAGCGCCTCGATGGCGGCAGCCTGTCCTTTCTCTTTTTTCTGTAGTGATTGGAGCACCCTCTCGTCATGGGTGCCTTTTAGGATCAGATGGTACACCATGCACACGTTCCGCTGGCCTGGGCGGTTCAGGCGCTCGTTGGCTTGCTCATAGAGCTCCAGCGACCAGGTCAGGCCGAACCAGACGATGATGTGCCCACCGTCCTGGAGGTTCAGGCCGTGGCCGATGCTGGCAGGGTGCGCCAGCGCCACGGGGATCTCGCCTCGGTTCCAGGCCTCCATGTCCTCCGGCGTGTCAAGCTCTCGGCAGGCGATGCGCTCCCGGATGCGGTCGCGGTCGTGCTTGTAGGCGTAGAGCACCAGCACCGGGTCGCCTCCAGCCTCCTCCAGCAGCTCCTCCAGGGCGTCCAGCTTGACGTCGTGAAGGTGGTGCACCTGGCCGTCCATGTCATAGATGGCACCGTTCGCGAACTGCAGCAGCTTGTTGGTCAGCGCCGCAGCGGACCCCGCCACGATCTCGCCGTCCTCGTCCAGGCACTCCAGCACCTTGTCGCGCTCGAATTGCTTGTACTGCTTCATGAGCGCGGGCGGTGCCTCCAGCTCCACGTCCTCGTAGATCTGACCAGGGAGCTGCAGCACGTCGTCCTTCTTGATGCTCATGCAGATGTCCCCGATGCGCTCGTAGACCGCAGCCTCGGCGCCCTCTTTTGGTCTGTAGCTGTAGACGATGTGGCCGTTCATTTTCTCGGGCACCAGGTAGCCGGTGCGGAATGCGCTCAGCGTGCGGCCGAGGCGGACGCCCTGGTCGAGCAGGTAGATCTCCGGCCAGAGGTCCTCGATGCCGTTGGGGCGCGGTGTGCCGGTCAGCCCGATGAGGCGACGGATCCGCCCGCGGACGCGCCGCAGAGCCTTCCACCGTTTCGCCTGGGCGGACTTGAAGCTGCTCAGCTCGTCGATGACCACGATCGGGAACGGCCAGCGGTTCTGCAGCAGATCCACCAGCCAGACAACGTTCTCGCGGTTGATGACGTAGATGTCAGCGAAGGGGCCCTCGAATATGCTGTGCACCGCCTCGATGCGCTGCTTGGCCGTGCCCATGATCTTGCGGACGCGTAGGTGCTGCAGGTGCTCCCACTTGGCGCACTCTTTGCTCCAGGTGTTCTCGGCCACGCGCTTCGGGGCGATGACCAGCACCGGGCCGTCCTCCAGGTAGTCATACAGCAGCCGGTCCACGGCGGTCAGGGTGGTGACGGTCTTGCCCGTCCCCATGCCCCAGAGCAGCGCGCAGGCGGGGCGCTCGGTGATCCAGTCAATGCCCGCGCGCTGGTGCGGGTACGGTGTGAAGTTGCTCATGCGTTTACATCTCCTTCATCTCGTCGATCCTGAACTGCGGGAACCCGGTTTCCTGGAAGCATCGCGCCAGCTCTCTGTCGAGCCAGGCGTCCTGCTCCTCCTTGTTTTTGAGGCGTGCGTTGCGCCTGTACATGCGCTTCCACGCAGCAATGAACTGGAGGAGCTCCTCCTCGGTCCGGCCCATCTCATCCAGGATGATGCAGCCCATCTTGATCCAGACCTCCTGGGTGTCTGCCAGCTTCTTGTCGGCGCGATCGTCGGCGGTCTCGTCCAGTACTTTGAGAATGATCTGCCTGTCGTAGTCCCGCAGTTGGTCCCACGACTTCGGCATTTTCGGCGGTTTGGGTGTGTTGCACTTCATGTCCTTCTCCTCCTATCTCTCCCAGGCGGCACGCTGCTGCAGCTCGACGTAGTCGAACAGCTCCAGGTCCTCCTCGTCGTCCAGCTGCCAGTAGTGGAAGCCCAGGTCGATCAGTTTCTTGGCCCACCACTGCTGCAGGCGGCTGGTCTTGCCGCCCTCTGGGCGCTTGAGCTCCACGAACACGATGCGACCGACTGGCAGCAGCACGATGCGGTCAGGCACCCCGCTCCAGCCCGGGCACACCCACTTGAGGCACAGCCCGCCGTGCTTCTCCACGGCCAGGCGGAGCTTTTTCTCTATTTCCTTTTCCAGCACGCTCATGCCTCGGCCTCCTCTCGTTTGTAGTACTTCTGGCGCCCGTAGGGCTTGATGGTGATCTGCTTGTTGCCCTGGCGCACCCAGCCGTCCTGCTTGGCCATGAGGTCGCTCACCTCTTTGATGGCGTAGCGGTCGAGCTTGTCCGGGTTGCCGCTGAGGGCCTCCGCCCAGACCTCCAGGATGCAGACGGTCTCGCGTTGGGTTGTGCCCTCCGCGTTGCCCTCCAGCCATTGGCGGCGGCTGTAGAGGTCCATGTCCTCCCAGCCTGCCGGCAGCAGTCGGTCGAGGTAGTCGGCCACGATGCCCGCGCGGGGGTTCTCCTCCTCGTAGGCCTCCTGCACTTCGCGGGCCTTCTTTTCTATGTCTCGGGGCAGGTAGAGCTTCTCGCCCGCCTTGTAGATCTGCACGGCCTCGGCCCAGATCTGTCGGACGGTCTCAGGTGTCAGGTCCGCCCACATGTCGCGCGCGGGCTTGTTCGGCGTGTCCACCACCCAGAAGCGGCGGTTGCCGGTCGTGTCGCGCAGGAACTGCGTCTCGTTGGTCGTGCCGATGAATACGCACTGGCGCGGGAACTCCTGGAGGCGTCGCCCGTAGGCAGGACGGAAGCGGTCGGTCTGCTTGCTGATGTACAGCTTGATGGTCTCGGCCTCTGCCTTGCGCATGCCTGCCAGCTCGCCCACCTCCATGATCCACACGCCCATGACCTGCTCGTAGGCGTCCTTGCCTTGCATGGTCGTGAACGTGTCGCTGAACCACTGCCCGCCCAGCTTTGCGATCAGCGCCGACTTGCCCAGGCCTTGACGGCCGCGCAGGGTCAGCATGTAATCGAATTTGATGCCGGGGCGGTAGATTCGCGCCACAGCTGCGGCCAGCGTCTTGCGAGTCACCGCTCGGGTGTAGACGTTGTCCTCGGCGCCCAGGTAGTCCACCAGCAGCGTCTCCACGCGGGGCACGCCGTCCCAGGCGCAGCCCTCCAGATATTCACGGACGGGGTGGAACTTGTTCTCCGCTGCCACCACGTTCACAGCGTCAAAGATGCGGTCCTTGCCGGATAGACCATAGACGCGCTCCAGGTAGTAGCGCAGCGCAGCGTCGTCGGCGTCGATCCATTGGCTGGTGCCCTTGACCTCTCGCCAGGGCAGCGAACGCTTGGCCACGATGTTGTGCGCCATTTCGTTGAGCGCCAGGCAGTCGGCCAGCTTGGGGTCGTGGCGCAGGATCGTGACCACGTTCTCGATCGTCTGCGCGATGCCGCCCTTGCCGGTGATCTTGAGCTTCCCCTGCCAGTTCTCAGCCGTGGGAGCTTCCTCCACGGGCGCATCGAAGTCAGCCGAGGCCTCTGCGGCTCTGTCTGCTACGATCTGCGCTGCCACGCGCTTGTCGTTGGTCGCCAGCTGCACCATGGCCAGGTAGCTCGGGCGAAGCGATGGCGACGTGTCCGGGTCGATGGCTGCGTCCTGATCCTTGAACAGGTGGAGGCGCACCAGGTCCCAGGCGTTCACGGTCTGGCCGCTCGCAGGGTCGGTACCGGGGAAGCTGTAGGAGAACTTGCCGTCCTCGTAGATGACCACGCCGCCGCCCGTGCTGCCGTCCGTGTACGTGTAGCGGTTGGGCTCATCGCAGGGTTGATATACAGGCACGAAGGCCTCGATGGCCTCGCTTATAGGGTAGTAGGCCCTGCAGAAGGCACCGACCAGGCCAGGCTTCAGCAGCGGGTCCTTCTGCTTGGCTGTCGCCTTCTGCGGCGCGGCTGCCTCTCTGCTGCTTGTAGGCCAGCTTGACACGTCGCGCCAGTTGTGGTATGTAGCCAGCACCTCGTCCGGATCCAGCAGCGGCGCGTCGGTGTAGTCGAACACGTACTCCCCGTCCTGGGAAGTGCTCGGCCAGTACATGAGGCGCTGCGCCTGGTAGCTCGTGTCGTCGAACTTGTCCATGCCGAGCGTGCTCGCCACTCGGCGGCCGATGGCCATGTACTCGTCCGGATCCACGTTACGGGACAGCGGGATCACCAGGCGCAGGCGGGGCTTCTCGGGTGTGTGCTTGTGTGTAGAATAGACCGCGGCGGCCTTGCCGTAGAACAGCTCCCAGTCGGGCCACAGCTCCGCGTCGGCGAAGTCTGCGTCCAGGCACAGGATCGAGCGGTGGCGGATGTCGGAGCGGCTGCCTTCGTTACAGTAGCCACCGACGAAGCCGCCCACGTCCTTGATCTCGCTCTGCTGGTCGCGGCCCATGGCCTTGTACTCGGCCACGGTCTCAGGTGTTCGTGTTGTATTGGCGAGGCGGGCGAGCAGCTCCGACCAGGCCATGGTCTTGTTTTTCCAGGTCTTAGTCTTTCGGCTGTTGCCCAGCGCCACGTCCAGGGTGATGTCGTTTTGTATGGTCATGACATTCACTCCTCCTCCAGGAGCGCGTCCACGGCGTCCGCGATGCGCTGCTGTGCTATGGCGTGGTAGCCTTCGTTCAGCTCGAAGCCGATAAAGTTGCGCCCGGTGCGCAGGCAGGCCACCGCGGTCGTGCCGCTGCCCATGAAGGTGTCAAGCACCACGTCGCCGGGCTCGGTGCTGTCCTGGATCATTTTCTCGATCAGCTCCACGGGCTTCTGCGACGGGTGGACCTTGTCGCCGTTGGTCTTTCTGGCGCCGCTATTGAATGCCGCCTCGCGCCAGACGTTGGTGCCCACGCCGCCCTTGGTCTTGGGCAGGTAGGTGCCAAAGATCACCAGCTCATGCGCGAAGCTGTAGAAGCTCCCGGGCCCGCTCTTTTTGTCCCAGCAGATCATGTTCCGCACGGGCAGCGCCGCGTTGATCAGCGGGAAGTAGTAGGCATAGCCGCGCCAGTCGGTGAAAAAGTAGAAACTGCCCGTGGGCTTGAGCACCCTCGCGTACTCTGCGAACAGCTGCTTGTAGAACGGGGTGGCGATCGCCAGATCGTCAAAGCAGCGGTTGCTGTTCAGCATTTCGCTCGCCTGGGCGTTGGTCTTGCTGCCCGCGTGCCCCATGCTCAGGAAGTACGGCGGGTCGGTGATGATCGCGTCCACCGAGTGATCGGGGACGGCAGCCAGCCCCTCCAGGCAGTCGATGTTGTCGATATAATTCACTCGCATATCTATCAGTCCTTCATGTAAAATTTTGTATCGTAGCCGTCGCCCCTCAGCAGGAGCCCAGGCGCCCAGTCAATCGGGCGGCCCATGATCTCGGCCATGTCCTCCCAGCGGCTGCCGTCTGGCGCCTCTACGATGATCTCGTCGTGCACGTGGAAGGTGATCGCGTAGCCCGCCTCGTCCAGGCGAAGCAGCGCCACGGCCAGACAGTCGCGGGCGTAGGCTTGCACGATGTTCTCCACGAGCTTCCCGCCCCAGGTGTCGGTCTTTTCCCACTTGCGGGTCGTTTGGTTCTGCCCCATGAAGCAGATGTTGCCGTCGTTGTCAAGTCGGGCTCCCCAGTAGGACAGGATGCGCCCGGAGGGCAGCTTGCAGCGCAGCGCGTCGGCGTCTCTCATGTACTTGACACCGCAGGGCAGCGTGAACGTCCGCCCGGGGTTCTCCAGGGCTCGCTTGGCTGCCTGCTCCGTATCTCTCCAGAAGCGCGGGATGGTCGGGCTGGCTGCTCGCCACTGTGTGACGATGTCCTGCATCTCCTCCTCGGTCAGCCCCATCTTGTCAGCGCCGAAGGCCTTCAGCGCGCCGACGCCGCCACCGTAGCCGCAGGCCAGCTCCGCGATCTTGCCCTTCTGTCTCAGGTGACCGTTGACGCCATGCTTGACGACCGGCACCTTGAACATCTGGGAGGCTGAGCTGCAGTAGATGTCCCCGCCCTGAGCGAACACGTCCATGCGCCACTTCTCGCCCGCCAGGTACGCGATCACGCGCGCCTCGATGGCTGCGTAGTCGCTCACCAGGAAGGTGTGCCCGGGCTTGGCCACGAAGGCCGTGCGGATCAGCTGAGACAGCACGTCCGGGACGTTGTCGAAGCACATCTCCAGGGTCTCCAGGTCTCGCTCCTTCACCAGCTCACGCACCAGGCCGATGTCGTCCAGGTGGTTCTGGGGCAAATTTTGAAGTTGTACGAGGCGGCCGGCCCAGCGGCCTGTGCGGCCTGCGCCGTAGTACTGCAGCACCCCTCGGATCCTGTCGTCCTTGCCCGCTGCGGAGGTCATGGCCTGGTACTTCTTGGTGCTGGTCTTGCCCAGCAGCTGGCGGAGCTCCAGCACCCTCTTGGTCGTGCGATCGGTGGCTTCTTTTTTCAGGTCGGCCACCGTCGCCTTGTTCAGGCTGTCGCACTCCATCCCGACCATCTCCAGCCATTCCTTCAGCTGGGCGACGCTGTTGGGGTTGTCCAGGCCTGTCAGCTTCTGCATCTCTGCGGTGTGCTCCTCTCGGAAGGCGTCGTCCACGGCGATGGCAGCCTCGGCGAAGTCTCTGTCCACCAGCACGCCGCGCTCATTGATGCGGGCGTCCAGGCACCAGACGCGTCGCTCCCACTCAGGGACAGGGAAGCGCTGCAGGCGTCTGTAGATCTGCCTCATGGCCTCCACGTCGCGGACGCCGTAGGCCTTGAAGCGCTCCCATTTTTCCGGCGCGTGCCAGGGCATGTTCCGCGTCCTGCCGCCGTTTGAGATGGTGGGCTTGCAAGGTTTGCAAAAGTATGATATAAGGGCGGTGCCTTCCTTCAGCTTCTGCAGCTCGATGCCCAGGGCATCACCCGCGGCCTCCAGGCTCATGGGCAGGCCGTTCATAGCGGCCAGGATCATGGTGTCGGTCCACTGCTCGGGCGGCATATATTGCCCGACGTACTTGCCGAGAGCCGCGCGCTCGAAGGCGTTGTTGTGGGCGATCTTTAGCACGCCGGGGTCCTGAAGGCCGTCCAGCACGTCCTGGAGGTCGTACATCTCGTCCTCATCCAAGCGGCCGGTCAGGTCGAGGCAGCGCACCATATCGTCGCCCCAGGCGTACTGCACCAGCAGGACCCTGAAGTCGTCCGCCTCCACGTAGGGGTAGAGACCCGCAGCGCGGAGGTCCACGCTGCTGTAGGTCTCAATGTCAATAAATAGCTCGCGCTGTGCTGCGTTAGGACATGAAGTCATCGCCGGCACCGCCATCCGTGAAGCCGTCGTTGAAGTCGTCGGCGGATCCTACAGTGCCGAAGGGCTCGCCGTCCTCCAGCTTCTGGACAGCCAGCAGGCTCGCGCTGATGCCCTTCTGTCCTGCGGTGTTGTAGCCGTAGAAGTTGATCGACGCGCGGCCGTAGCAGCCACCGTACACTGCAGTGGGGTCTGTGATAGGCAGGCGCGATTTGTCAACGATCGCGGGCTTCTGCTTACTGCGGACCTTGATCACGTAGCAGCCCTTGCACTCAGGGCCGAAGTCGTCGCCGTTGTCTTTCGTTCCGTCGCCGTCGCGCAGCGTGTGGTTAGGCTTGAGCGGCAGGGCGTTGGCGCCGTTCTTGCTGCAGTACTTGGTGCGGGCCTCGTCCATGGCCTGCTTGATTTCGTTCAGGGTTGCGGTGTCGCTCTTAGGGATCAGCAGCGTGACGCTGTACTTGGGCTCCCCACCGCCCAGAGGCTCCTGGGGCTCGGCCAGATAGCAGTAGCTGAAGCGGACCATACCTGTGATAACTTTTGTTCCTTGTCTCATAACTCATTAACTCCTTTTCATGTGTGTTTTTAGTTTTTACGCGGTTTCGCGTTATTCAAAATCTTTTGCAGCCTCGGCCGCTCGGTCATAGGCGGGGCGCTTGTCTGTGATCGGTGCCACGGTAGGCGATCCGGTCACGGTTAGGATGTGACCGCCGACCAGCTCGGCCACCTTTTTCTTGCCCAGGGCCTTCTCCATCTGCGCGACGGACAGCACCTCGGTCTTGGTGTACTCCTCGCGGCTGACGCCCTGGCTGTCCAGCGCAGCGGCCACCTCAAGCTCATCCGCCCAGGAGCGGGATCCGCGACCGGCCACCACCTTGTAGCCGGGGATCTCTCCGCCGTCCAGCATCGTGGTCAGCGCCTGATCCTTCACACGCTTGAGCCACAGGGAGACCAGGGGCTCCATCTGCAGGACCTCTGCGACCTCCCAGGGCGCCAGCACGGGCACGTTGGCCTGCATCCCGTGGGACTTGACCGCCTCGGTGCAGACCTTCGTCAGCGCGCGGCAGCGGCCTGCGTGAGGGCAGAAGCGGCAGTGCTCGCCGGGGCTGTGCTTGCCCTTGCCCTTCGCGGCCAGGTCGGCCGTGGGCTTGACGGTCTTGTCTGCCCACTCGGTCAGCTGCTCCACCGTGAGCTCGTCCACGCTGATGTTATTCATGCGCGGCTGGTAGATGTGCAGGCGGATGATCTTGACGTCGTAAACGAAGCCGAAGTCGTTCAGCGCGCCCAGGCCGTAGAGCTTCATCTGCGGGTTGTCCTCAGCGGACACCTTCACGCCTTGGCCGTACTTGTAGTCGATGACGTCCATCGTGTCGCCCTGGATGATGATGCAGTCCGCGGTGCCGAAGCCGTCAGGCACCCAGGGGGAGAAGTCCACCCTCTGCTCCAGCAGCACCGTGGCGGTGTTGCTCTTGAGCTGCTCCTGGATGTAGTCCCGGTAGCCCGTGGCGCAGTCGATCATCTCGGCGGTGATTTCATCGCCTGGGGCGGTGTTGTCGCCTCGGGCATACAATTCCGCCACCTCATGCGCCAGCGTGCCCTCGCGGGTGAACTCGGTGTCCTGCGCGGGGTATGCCTCCGCGGCGATCGCTGACGGCGGGCAGGCCAGCCAGCGGGCTGAGCTCGATGCGCTGAGCAGCGCGTGGGCTCTGTCTTTGTGGTTGTTCAGTTCTGTCATTTCAATGCCTCCTCCAGGTCTCGCTTGAGACGTGCGAACGCGAGATGGCGGCCGTAGGCCTCGCTGCTTGTCGCGACGAGGGGCTTGCCGATGTAGCGGCAGTAGCCCCACTCGACCTGGACGCCCTCGCTGTACTTGCTGTGATCAAGGACCAGCACCGCGTCTGCGCTGTCGATCAGTGCGAAGCAGATGCGCATGTACTGCTCGTTGGTCATGCCTTGCGGCAGTCTCGCGGGTGATAACGGGATGTAGCCCAGCGCGGCCAGATCCTCCTCGGCCTTCTCGAAGGGCTTCCAGTACTCCTCCACGCCCGTGATCGGGCCCGCGATGTAGACGACCTTTTTCCTGTCTGCCATGGCTCAGTCCTCCTCGGGTGCCAGGACTGTGATCACCTGGCCGGGGTAGATGACGCTGCCGTCGATGTCGTTCAGCTTGCGCACCTTGTGGATCCACTCCTGACGGTCCACGCTGTCCGGGCAGTACTCGCCGGAGATGGACCAGAGGCTGTCGCCGGATCTCACGCGGTAGGTCTCCTCCTCCCACTTGACGGTCGCCATGGACGGGCGGAGCGCCAGCAACGCGAGGATGAGGAGAGCGACGGCGATCGCGCCCACGACGATCTCGCGGCGCCTTTCTATGATCAGTTTCATCTTACGCCTCCTTCTCCAGAGCCGTGAGCTTCTCCCACACCTCCGCGAACTTGTCCTCCGGGATGCCGGACACGTTCTTGGCGTAGAGGTTCACGACCTCGCGGACCTTTGCCTTCTTGGCACCGTTGGCAGCTACGGACAGCTGCACGACCTTCTGCTGGATCTGCTCACGCGTCACAGCAGGCGCTGCAGGTGCGGGAGTCTCCCAGGGCAGATCCGCCTCGGCTGGGTGGGTAGGCTCTGCAGGTGTGGCCGCTTCTTGTGTCGGCTGGGTGTTTGCAGGGGTCTCAGCTTGCGCCGCTCCTGCAGCGTTTTTCGGGGCTTGTGCGGGGTCCGCGTTTTTCAGCGTTTCGGCCAGTTGCTTCTGGATGTCGTCCAGCTCGGTGTTGCTGGTTTGCAGTGTCACCAGATCCACCAGGCGCGTCAGGGCTGCATAGGTGCGGTCCAGACGTGCGCGGTCCTCTTGACAAAGCTCGATTGTGATGTTGTTCATGCTTTACCTCCATTATTATGTAGTTTCATTTTCGTGTGCCCTCTCGGCCTCGTAGAGTAGGTTGGCCGCGGCCTCTTTGATGCGCTCCAGACGTTTTGCCTTTTCGGCATCCGTCAGGATCGGGCGATGCACTCGCACCGTGGTGTTGCCATGGACGAACACCAGCGGGGGGTAGTACTTGTCGTTATTGTCCACGGGGCCCTCCTTCTCATTTGTCGCGTTTTCTCGACAACTTGGTTAAAAAAAATTGTACTCGTGGGCGCAGTCCATCGGGATGCCCAGCAGCGTGCAGGCGCGTCCGATCTCGGGGCCTGTCCACTCCGATTTAGCGTTTAGCTTGGCGCTACAGGTCGCATTCGACCACTCCATGGCTTTAGCGAAGGCCGCGTATGTGCCAAACTTCGCTACGATCAGCCCACGCAGGCCAGCAAAAGGTTTCTGCTTCATGTGCTATTTCACCTCCTTTTTGTCGCGTTTTCTCGACTTGGTCACGCTTTTATTATATTCAGAAAAATGACGCTGTCAAGCCCCTTGTCGCGATTTCTCTATTTTGCATAAAATTTTTTTAAAAAATTGTTGACATTTCACGATTTCTATGGTAATATTTTCCCATAGGCACCGAGAGGAGGTTGTAAAGATGATTGATGATAAAAGAGTAGCCAGCACGGCAGACCGTTTGCGCGAGGCTATGGAGGACGCAGGAATGACCCAGGCGGACCTTATGCGCGCGACGGAGCTCCATAGGAGCGCGATCAGCCGGTACCTGTTGGGAGAGTATGAGCCGAAGGCGCACGCGGTCGGCAAAATGGCGAAGGCTCTGGACGTTTCGGAGATGTGGCTCTTCGGTTACGACGTGCCGAAGCAGCGCACCGCAGCGCAAAAAAAGAACGACGCCCTGGCGGAGGTCGTCGTTAAGTTAAGAAGTGATGCTGATTTTTATGAGGTTGTCTCTATGTTGGCACAGTTGCCGCCCGCTGAGTACGCGAGCATCAAGCAGTTATTGGTGGCCCTCAATAATAAGTAATTTCAAAATGAGGTCAAGCAGGTCTGCATCATGCACGGCCAGCAGCGCCTCGGTGATTTGGCTTTTTAGATGATCAATCTCTATCATATAAGGGGCCCCTTTCACTGGGAACGTGTGTTCCGTTATTCATATATTAGAATAACAAAAACAGTTCACACTTGCAATATAATAGAAAAAATGCGTAATTTTAAGATAATTTAAGCATTTACAAAAAGGGAGTAGAAAAAAATGTATTTACCACCCAAAATTGACTTTGCGCCAGAGGAGGTCCTCGACTATCTGCGAAAGTCCCAGGCGGACGATCCGGATCTATCGGTTGAGGAGGTGCTCGCAAGACACGAGACCATCCTCGACGAGTGGGCGGAGAAAAATCTGGGCGCCGTGGTTCCACCGGAGAATAAGTTCCGCGAGGTCGCATCCGGCGAGACTATAGCAGGCCGCCCGGAGATGCAGCGACTGCTCCGCGCGATCGAGTCGCCGAAGTATAAGGCAGTCCTCACCGTTGAGGTGCAGCGTCTGTCCCGTGGTGACCTGGAGGATGCGGGCAAGCTGATCAGGATCCTGCGCTACACGGACACCATCGTCATCACGCCGGTGAAAATATACGACCTGCGCGACGAGTACGACCGCGACGCCTTCGAGCGCGAGCTGAAGCGCGGCAACGAGTTCCTGGAGTACCAGAAAAAGATCATGCGACGCGGCCGTGAGCTGAGCGTCAGCCAGGGGAACTATATCGGAAGCCGTGAGCTTTATGGTTACGAGCGCACCGTGGTGATGGACGGAAAGCGAAAGTGCCCGACGCTGACGGAGAAAAAAGAGGAGGCGGACGTGGTGCGCCTGATCTTTGACATGTATGTCAATCAGGACATGGGGCGCCATAATATCTGCAAACACCTCGACAGCATCGGCATCAAGCCGCCGCGCGGGGAGCATTGGAGCCCGCCTTCTGTCCGCGACCTGCTGATGAACGTCCACTATATAGGCAAGGTGAAGTGGAACGCGAGCAAGACAGTCCTGACGATCGAGGACGGCGAGGTCAAGAAAACAAGACCGCGCGCCAAGGTCGGCGAGTATTTGATCTATGACGGGAAGCATGAGGCCATCGTCGACGAGGACCTGTTCAACAGAGCCCAGGAGAAAATCGGCCGCAACGCGAGAACCAAGGCCAAGACAAAAGTGCGGAACCCTCTCGCGGGGCTTGTGCAGTGCTCCTGCGGTCGAGCGATGTCGCTCCGCACCTATAAGCTCAAGGACGGATCCGAGCGATGCGCGCCGCGTCTGCTGTGCGACGGCCAGACTCACTGCGGCAGCGGCTCCTGCCTGTACTCGGAGATAGAGGACCGCGTCATCAAGATCCTGGAGGACCAGATCGACGCCTTCCAAGTCCGCATAAAAAGCCAGGCCGGCGACTCCGTGAAGCTGCACGAGCAGATGATCAAAAACTACAAGGTCAAGCTGAAGGCCCTGGAAGCGAAAGAGCTCGCACAGTGGGAGGCACAGTCCAGCCCAGACCCGGAGGAGCGGATGCCCGCCGCTATTTTCAAGCAGCTGAACGCCAAGCTGCTGCAGGAGAAGGAGGAAGTGAAACACGCCCTCTGCGAGCTGTACGATACTATGCCGAACCCCGTGGACTATACCGAGAAAATGAGAACATTCCAGGAGGCCCTGGAGGCTTTACGCGATCCGGCGATCAGTGCGGAGGTCAAGAACAGCCTGCTCAAGGAGTGCATCGAAGTGATAGACTATAAGCGCGAGCGCCCGCAGCGGGTCAAGCGCGCGCCGGGCGAGAAGCGAGGCACGACCCTGACAAGAGGCGGCCAGTGGACAGACCCACCGATAGAGCTTGACGTCAAGCTCAAAATTTAGCCCTTTGACTTCCATCATCGTGCAACCGATGAATCGGTACCTCAATGATGGAAATGATTGAAAGACATAAAAAAAGCCCTGCAGATTAAGGTCTGCGGGGCTTTTTGTGTTTTATAGCGTTGTGGGCGGCGCCGCGCTTGAGGTAGTAGTCGTGCACGGCCAGGAGCTCCTCTTTGTGCTTGAGCTCGAGGCGCTGCGTGTCGTTCTCGACGGTCAGGGAGGCGTTCAGCTCGCGCAGCTCGACGTTCTCTTTCTGGAGGCGCTCCAGCTCCACGGTCATTTTCTCCACGTCTGCCAGCAGATCGGCCAGGGATCTGTCGCCGGTCTCGCCTGCGACGTCTGCCCACGTGGTGCCCAGCGTGCTGATCATCGCGCCGACTAAATAGATGCCAGGGTCGTCACTCTCGCCGGAGAATACGCGGGAGACGGATCGCTCGGGAAGGTTCGCCTTCTCTGCGATCTTGCTGGAGGACACGCCCTGCTTTATTTTCAAGGCCTTCAGGTTGGCAAGTATGAGCTCGTGCTTTTTCATCGGTCAGTTTTGTCCTTTCTGGTGCTGTTTTTGGCTGGGGCTCGGTCGTTTGCGGTGGGGCCGGGGTCATAATTGGAGGTGGCGGAGACAAATTTGGAGCCAGCAGCGACAAATTTGGGTCTTGCGTTTCGCTTTAGTTCGCTATATAATTATGCCATAAAATCAAATTCACAGAATATTCCGACTTTTTACGACGTCGGGAAAAGGTAGAATAATATATAAAGGATAGCACAAAAACAAATTTTTGTCAAGAGCCGCAAAAGGTGACGACTTTCGCACCGCTTCGCTGGTATAATACATACAATTAAAATTTTGTCAAGGGGGACACAATTACATGAACGACGACACCGAACTACACGCCCTCCGCCAGATGGCCACCCAGGCCGTCGACCAGTGCCAGGACACCGACTTGCTGGATCTGGTCTATAAGCTGCTGACGTATAGCGGAGCTGCAGCATGACAAACAAAAAAGACCCCGGAAGCCGTAAAGCCTCCGGGGTCTTTTTCTGTTCTGTTCAGTTGTTGCAGGTGCTCCCTGTCACGCTGTCCTTGATGTCCTTGACGTCCGACTCGATGACGCTCAGGCGCTCAGCGTATAAGGTCAGCGTCTCGATCGCCTGCTTGTTGACCTCTCGGCACGCTGCGAGCTCCTCGTAGAGCTTGGTCTCCCTCTTTGCGCTCTGCTTCCACAGCAAAAAGATGAAGCAGCCCATCGCAACGATGAGGGCGACGGGCAAGCCGAGCCGCTCAATGACTTGGCTGATCAGTTCCAGGTTCATAGTGTTGTTCTCCTTCATGAAGTTATAATGGCCTCGAAGCCGGCGCGTGCCAGGCGCTCGACCTGTGCCTCGGCGTTGGCTTTGTCAGCGTAGGCGCCCACTTGTACCCTGTAAAGTTTGCGGGGCTCTGTGGGCGTTTTTTCGGGCTTGTAGGCGATGCCCAGCGTCTGCAATATTCCCCGGGCGATGGCCTCCCCGGCAGCGATGCGCTCCGCCTCGGTGTCGATCAGCTCGATGTCCTGCGTGTCGACGAAGGCGCACTCCACGATCACGGCCGGGGCTTTGGTCTCGCGGATAAAGGCGTAGTAGTCAGCGCCGGATGCGGTCAGGCGCGTCTTGGCTCCTCGGGATCGTTGCCCGAGGCGGGTCAGCTGGTCGAGTATATTCACGGCCAGCTGCTTGCCGGTCCCACCTGCGCGGGAGTAGTAGGCCTCGGATCCGTCGCCTCCTCCGGCGTTGTTGTGGACGTCCACGGCGAGGTCAGGGGCGAAGCTGTTGCACTCCGCCACCTCCTCGGCCACCGGGTCGTCCTGGTCTGTGGCCCTGCTGAGCTGCACGGTCACGCCGCTGCGCTGCAGCGCCTGGGCGCAGGCTCGGGCGATGGACAGGTTCAGCGACTTCTCCAGGAGGCCGTTCTTTCCCACGGCCCCGCTGTCGCTGCCTCCGTGCCCCACGCCTATGAATACTTTCGCCATAAAGGCATCACCTCCTCGGTGTTAGTCGTTTTTGTCCTCGCTGGTTGTGTCAGTGCTCAAGATGCCCTTGACCTCGTCCTCGGTGATCTTGCCGTCCTTGAGCGCCTGCATGACGCTGGTGCCCACCTTGGCCGCCCAGGTGAAGTCGTTGTTTTTCCACGCGCACAGAGCGGACAGGGCGAACGTGCACGCCAGGGCGATCAGCTCCAGCGGCAGGGACGCGCCAAAGATCTCCATGAGCGCGGTCACGATGGCGGACACCGCCAGGGCGACCAGTCGTACGTACTTCATAGCCTCTTTCATAGCTTGATAGCCTCCTTTGGTTTTTTATTTACTCGACCAGCTGGTCGGGTTCCACGGTTTCCTCGGTCTCCTCGGCAGGAGCTGCCAGGGCTGCCTCGTAGGCTGAGATGAAGGCCTCGTCGTCAAGGGTGGCGTCGATGCCGTAGACGTGCGCCAGGATCGGCTTGCACTCCACCTGGACGGCTCTGCCGTTCACGCGCTTGATGTAGACGGTCGTGTCGTCCTCGATATAAGGACGGGTCGATCTGTAGCGCTCGGCGCTCACGCCGTTAATGTCCGATGTTTTGTCCCAGATTTCCCACATGGTTGTGATCTCCTTTTAGATTGATTTCCACTCGCTGGTGGTTTCGTCGTACAGGTAGGCCTCCTGCTGCTCGGCTGCGTCGTCCGCGTCTCCCACGTACACGGCCTTGACGCCGAGGGTCACAGGGTAGTCGCCGCTGATCAGCGGGAACACGTTCTCGGTCGCGGAGGCGTGCAGGTAGGCGGTGTCCTGGTCGAGCCTTGTGAATACCTTCATGTGCTTGATAGTTCTGTATTTACTCGACGCGGCACCGCCAAACGCGTATATATTTATGCCCACAGCACCCACCGAGAGGTTCGCCACCGCCTCGGGCAGTGTCACGTCGAGGGCTTCGATGGTTTCGGTTTCCGCGTTGAGCGAATGGATGGTATTCAAGTACGCATACGAGCTGTCGTAGCCGCCAAACAGATACACTGTCGCGCCGACCGCAACAGCGGCGAGGCCAAAGGTGGGCGTCGGCAATTTTGTATTGCTTGTTTTAACAGTGTTCTCTGCCGTGTCAAATACGTGTATTTCGTCGGTGGTATCAGGAGGGTAGGAGCCTTTCTGGCCGCCAAACACGTATATTTTTGTGCCGACTGCTGCGGCGCAAGCGCTTTGCAGCCTGTCGGGGAGCGACTTGCCGACCGACTTATATGTGCCTGCCACCGTGTCAAATACATGTATTCCGCTGGTGGCGTTGCCGCCAGCAGGGAGGCCCCCGAACAGATAAATATTCGCGCCGACCGCAGCGCAGGCCATGCTCGACCGCGCGGTGCCAATAGTCGTACCGTGCGTCTCGAGAGTGCCTGTTTCGGTGTCGAACACTTGGATAGCTTTTTGGTAGTCTCCGCCACCGTAACCACCAAAAACGTACACTTTTGTCCCGACCGCGGCGCCAGCAGCTCCGCTGATGGCCACAGGCAGGGTCGTTCCGAGGGTTTCGATGGTTTCCGTTTCCGTGTCGAACACTTGAATAGTATTCAAGGCCGCATTCCACCCGTAGCCCCCCAGAATGTATATTTTTGTCCCGACCGTGGCGGAGGCGGCAGTCGCTATGCCTGTTGCCAGCTGCGCCTTGAGCGTCTCAATGGTCGCCACGGCGGCCAGCCCCGCCACGCCGATCGACGCGCCGATGGCCTCGGTGCTTCTCTTGACCCACAGCTTGCTGGTGTCAGCAGGAGCCTCGGTGCCGTAGTGGACGTTCAGCGTCGTGTTGCCCGTCAGGTTCCTGATCAATGGCATACATACAGGCATTAGAGCTCACCTCCGTTATAGGCGTTCAGGACCGTGATGGCCAGGGTCTTGTCGACGCTGGGCAGGTGTACGACGTGCAGGATCAGGGCCTCGTCTCGGTATTCGACGGTCAGCCCGCAGGCCGTGAACAGGATGTCGTCACCCGAGGGCATGACGATGTGCTCGTCGGTGACGCCGTCCAGCTCTGCCCTTAACGAGTAGCCCTCCGCTGCGCTGCCCACCCAGTTGCCCTTGTTGGTGGAGGTAGCAGCAGGCACGCGGATCGTGTAGAAGGTGCCCGCGGCGACGGGCAGCACCTCGCCCGTGGGGTCAGTAAAATGTGTGATATAAGGCATGTTTGTGTCCTCCTTTTATCGTGCTCTTAACAGTTTGATGCCGTCGCCGTCCACCTCTGCGTTGCGCAGCGGGAGCTGCTTGCCACCCTCCAGGACGGCGCAGGGGAGGCCGTTGGCCGCTGCGGGGATATTCAGCGGCATGTGCGAGGTGGTGAGGTTGACAGCGGGCGCGGCGGCGGTAGCCATGAACGCGGTCTTGTACTTGACAAACAGGTCGCCAGGTGCTACCACCTTGCCGTCATAAATTACGAACGTGTGCTCCTTGTTTCCGTAGATCATGGCCTATCACCCCACTGCCCAGCCAGAGAAGCCCAGCCTGCGGGCGTACACTGTGAAGCCAGAATTGTGGACGATGCCGTCCTCCGTGACCAGGGAGAAGGATCCCAGCGAGTCAATGACCAGCTCGCGGTCATGAGCCAGGGGCACGACGTGCTGGGACGCGTGCCAGGTTGATCCATAGGACACCAGAGGCATATCGTGCTCGAAGCCGTTGTAGCTTACGTACATTTGATAGACGCCCTCCTCGGTCAGCTGCGTGACCCTCTGGAACACGTCGCCCACGTAGCCCATCATGGACAGGCTGCGGCCGTCGTAGTCCTGCTTGGCCTTGGTCGCTTTGGGCACCGCCACGAGGCCGTCCTTGACTTCCAGCAGGTACGCCAGCTCCCTGGCCAATGCCTCGTACATTTCCACCAGGTCGGTGTAGTCGGGCAGCTCGTCGGTGATCACGTACAGGGTGTGGTCGTCGGTCTCCTCCAGCGCGTTGAACTGTGCGCGGGTGCCCGTCCAGACCTTGGTCTTGCCGCCGTCGTTCTGGTCGACGATGCCGTCGCGCCAGCCCTCCACGGTCGTGTTGATCTGCTCCAGCGCCTCCGCGTACTCGTCGACGTCGAAGGGCTGGCGGCTCTCCGCGCCCTGGGGCTTGGTTCTTGCGATGATCGGCAGGTGGATGGTGCGCTCTGTCTTGCCCGAGGTCGTGTCGATCACGTACACCCAGGCGCGCAGGGGCGTGTCATGCTCCAGGCAGCCGTCAGGGATGGCCACGGTGGTCACGCCGTCCGCGGTTGTGCCGACGCGCACGACGGCCTCGGTCATGTTCAGGCAGGCGAAGTGCACCTCGATCAGCGCAGGCAGCGCCAAGCCGTGGATCTCCAGCTTCTGGCCGTAGTCCCACTGGTGCAGCCCGCTGACCGTCAGCTCGTTGACGCCCTCGGTAAAAATCGCTTTAATGGGCATTTTTTGTTCCTCCTCTGCAAAATTGGATATGTGTCACACCCCGATGACATATCGGAGCGCGAAGCTGTTGTTTGCGAACGTGACGCCGTTTGCCGTGCCGGTGTCGTCGTTCTGGTCGTTGCCGGTGATGCCGGTGTTGGTGATGATCAGGTACTTGGCCGCGATCGCTTCGAACTTGGCCGTGGCCATGATGAAGCTCAGGCTGGAGCTCGGCGTGGTCGCGATGAGCTGCTTCGGCACGAAGTGCACGTTGTAGTAGTAGTCCTGGGCGGTGCCGGAGATGTATCGGCTGAACACCAGGACGATGCCGCTCTGCTGCTGGTTCATCGGCTCGCTGAAGGTCACGCTCTGGGCTGCCGTCATGAGCTGGCTGCCGCTCCAGAGCATCTTGCCCGCTCCGGAATAGACCACGCTCCAAGCGCCCCAGGTGCCGTCGTAGCCGCGCTCGTAGATGACGCCGTCGGTCTTGGTCGACTTCTGGACGATCTGCCGCAGCAGGCCGATGCCTGTGTTCTCCACCCGGATGCTCGCCGTGGCGTTGTCGGTGTAGGGCTTATTGGTGACGGTGCCGGAGATGGCCGTGCTCGGGATAACATAAAAGCCCGGCGTTGTCAAGTCGTTCAGGTTTGCGCCGGTCGTCAGGCTGATGGCCGACCCCGGAAGCTCGCCCGCAATGGCCACGCCTTCCTTTGTGCATGTCTCGAAAAACGCCACGCCCGTGCCGTCCGCCTTGATGTCGAGGATGACCTTGCCCGACGGAAGGACAGCGCCGTAGGTTGTCGACGCTCCGAACCAGTCCGTGACCGTGATGCGCACGTCGTACTGGTAGTCAGTCGAGAAGGTTGCGCTGGTTGGCTTGGCTGTGGTATTAGCAGAAAGCGCCGAGCTTGTCAAGAGCTGGCTCCAGCTGGTGTCGGTGCTGCGTTTGTACTCGATCACCATGTCCGCGGTGTTCTGGTTGCCCAGAGGCGCCACGCTGTATGCGTAGGTCGCCCAGAGGCGGGTGCCGTCCGCGTCCGGCTGTCCGCTTGTGTTGTAGCGCGCCACCGTGAAGGCGGTGATCTGCGGCGCCGTGTAGGCCAGCACCGAGATGGTGGTGGTCTTTTGCGCGGTTCTGCCGCGGCTGTCGGTGACGGTGGTCACCAGGCTGATGCTGCCGCTCAGGGTCAGCACGTCCGAGGTCCAGGTCGCGCCGGTGTAGGTCTTGCCCATCAGCGTCGTGCTGTAGGACTTGATCGTGCTGCCGCTCGCGCCCGATGCTGCGATGGACGCATGCAGCTTGGACTTGGACTGGATGAACGCGTCGAACTGTGCCACGAGCCCCGTGGTGGCCTCTGTAAGCGTCACGGATCCGATGCTCGGCACCACCGACGCGGGCACCTTTGCGGTCATGAGCACGGTCTTGGTGCCCACCACTGTGCTGCCGTTCTTGGTCGTGCAGCGGATGGTCACGGTGCCGCTGGTCGCGTTCGGGATCTGGCTGGCCAGGTCGTCCGGTACGCGCCAGTAGTAGACGCTCTCCACGTCGGTGGCGAAGGTCACGAAGGCGCTGCCTGCGAAGGCGTAGGCGAGGTCATGCGTGAAGCTGCTGCTCGCCGCGTAGGTGTAGATCGTAGCCGTGCCGCCCATCTCCACGCTGTCTGCGTAAAGGGTCGGCTGGGTCGCTCTTGCGATGGTGTTCAGCGTGCCGGTGCCGCTGCCGCTTATGGTTCCGATCGACGCCCCGCCGAACGTGATGGCGAACTCTTGGCTGAACGCGTAGGAGAAGCTCTTGGTGCCGTCTGCGTTGTGCGTGATCGTGGTCGTGCCGCTCGCCAGCGTCTTGGTGGCGCCGTTTGCGATCGCGACCGAATTGGTGCCGCTGTACTTGGTGCCGTTGACAGTCACGCTCCAGTCCTTGGAGGCCGAGGAGACGATGCTGCCGGCCGAGCCAGCGACCAGCTGCAGTTGCCAGCTGATAGTTGTGGTGTTATTGGCTACGCTTTGGCCTGTCTGGGTCCACACGAATTTGAGGGTGTCCCAGGAGGTCACAGCGACCGAAGTGCTGCCGCTTGCTGCCATTTTATCCTCCCACCTTTACAAGTGATAAATTTCCGTTTGCTCGCGGCAGGAAGCGGAAGTTTCCGATCTGCAGCGAGTTGAGAAAGTTGCCGTCCAGGACGGTCAGCTGGTGGTTGCTGAAGTATGCCACCTCCAGGCCTGCGTCCAGGAAGCTGATGCGGTCGTTTTCAAGCCGCAGCACGAGCTCGTTGCCGATCTCGCCCAGGACGATGTTGCCGTCCTCGAAGCGGATGTATCTGCGCAGCTCCGCGAACTCGCCGCGCGTCTGGGTCTCGCTGTCTGTCAGCGCCACCTCCAGCTCGTTGAACAGGAACTCGAAGCTGTCGGACAGCTGCGTCATGCTGGTGCTGATCGCGCTCTCCAGCTCGCCGTTTGTCGCGTACTGCTCGGAGACCTCCAGGGTCAGCGCCTCGCTCGTCTGTTGGATCAGGCTGGCCATTCGTTGCTCGGCCTGCTCCACCAGCACGGTGGCGTTGGTTTGGTAGTCCGATGTCACGCTGCGCTCCACCTTCTGCAGCTGGAAGGCGCTCTTGCGGTCGCCCGCTGCGTCTGCGCCTGTCAGCGTTGCCACGCTCTTGCCCAGCACGATGGTGTCGTTGGCGGGGTTGAGCAGGTCCAGCTTGCGCTCGGTCAGGCGGTAGTCGTCGTCCACGCCGTGGGGCTTGCTGCGCACGTGGATGGTGTCACCCACGCGGAAGCTGTCCATGGTCTTGTCCAGGACGGACAGGTCGACGGCCGTCAGCTCCAGCGACGTCAGCGCCTGCTTGACCTCTGCCAGGTATTGCTGCGCCTTGGCCATCAGCAGCGCGGGGTCGGTGATGTCGTCCCAGTAGACGGGCTTGGCGATCCAGCCGCGCAGCTGCACGGCCTCGTCGTCCTTGATGTAGTCCAGCCCGCCGTTGACCCTCTCGATGGTGATATACGCGCCCGTGGTCTCGTCCTTTGCCCCGTAGGGCACGATCACGGTGGCCAGGTCGGTGTTCTCACCGGAGCGGGAGAAGTCCAGCAGGTTCTCGCCCAGCTCGATCAGCTGGTTGTTATGCCTTGAAGGCTCCGCCAGCCAGTTGATCTCGCGCACGCCGTCCTCCGCGGTCGTAAATGTGACATAGCCGCCGCAGCGCTCCACCAGCTTGTCGATGGTGTCCACGATGTACTCGGCGCTCTCGCTCTCCAGCTTGATGTTGCCGCTGGGGTCGGTGACCGTTACGCGGCCCACCCTGAACTGCTTGAACGCCTCGACCTGCGCATTATACTGCGCCAGGACGTCGCGGAACACACCGGCGGGCTCGTTGTCGAACTTGTACGGGCGGATCACACCGTCGCGCAGGAAGTTGCGCTCGCCCTCGCAGGTGATGGTCCTGCGGCGCAGGAAGTCGTCGTGCGGGTACAGCGCGCGCCCGCGGAATATGTGCTCCGCGTCGCGGTAGATGTTGACCTCGGTGCGGTAGCTGGTGAAGCTGCCGATCGCCGGATGGTTGGGCGGCATGACCACGGTGGCCGTGCCTGCCACGTCCTCGCCCAGCTCGACGGATAGCCCCAGCAGCTCCTGGCCAGGGAGGCGGCTGTCAAAGATCAGCTCGCCGTCTGCGTAAACTCGCACAGCCATGTCACAGCACCGCCTCTCTGTAGGTCGCGGTCAGCACGCCGCTGCCGCTGTAGGTGATCACCTGGCCGCCTCTGCGCATGAGCAGATCCGGCAGCATATAGGTGCCCTTGCCCAGCGTCCAGGAGTAGGCTCCCGCCACCAGGCGGAAGTCGCCGCCCGTGACGGTCAGCGTCGGCACCACAGCCCGGCGGCCGTTGTTCGGCAGCGTCGCCGTCTGCTCCTGCTCTGTAGCGATCAGGGTGACCATGGTCTCCGCGACGCTGTAGCGCCAGGGCTCGCACGTGGCGACCACCTGGACCGAAGCATGCGCCAGGTCGTTGTATAGTCTTTTGACGTTCACCCTCCCCACCAGGTAGTGGAGCGGGTCGTCCGGTAGTACGATGTGGTGGGTGTAGCCGTCCAGGCTGTTGATCATCTCGTCGATCCAGGCCTCGCGCTCCATGCGCGTGCCCTCGGAGCACTCGAAGGTCGCCTCCAGGAGGCGGCTGCCGTAGACGGGGTCGCCGTCTGTCAGCGCCGTGCTCAGGTCCAGCGGACCCTTGCGACGACCGGGAACGTCCACCAGGTCGGTGACCTGCTCGGGCGCTTCAAGCACCCAGGACGCCAGGATCCACCGCACGTTGGTGTAGTAGCTGCCGATTATCATGCCACGCTTTGCCATTTACAGTGCCCCCCTTGCTGCCAGCGCTCTGCGCTGTCCCAGTTTTGCGTCGTATGTGGTCAGTGTGGATCCGACCAGAGTGGTGCCGTCGATGGTCAGCACCTGGCCCCGCTCGATGGCGCTCAGGATGCCGTCCAGCTTCGCCAGAACGTCAGCACCTGCCAGGACATTGGCTCCCACGGCCTGCGCTCCCACCTGGCGCGCGCTGCGCTCGATGGACAGCCCGTTCGCGTCCTCCGCTGCGCTCAGCACGCCCTTGGTCACGGTGCGCATGGCCTTGACCGGGTCAGCAGCGTGGTCCTCCACGCCCTTCGCCAGGCCTTGGTCCAGCATCTCACCGATCCAGGCGGTCTCGGTAGACGGGGAGTGCACCCCGAAAAAGTCCTTGATGCTGCCCAGCACTTCCTTCGTGAAGCCCTTGAGCTTGCCCTTGAGCCAGGACAGCTTGTCCTTGACGCCTGTCCACAGTCCGGTCACCAGGTCGCCGCCGATTTTCTTGACCTTATCGACCGCGCCCTCCAGGGTCTCCTTGATGGTGTTCGCGATCTTGGTCGCGCTTTCCTTGACGCCCTTGACAGCATCGGAGACCGCTCCCTTGATCTTGTTCCAGATCTTGATCCAGGCCTCGCGGAATGCGTCCGAATTTTTCCACAGCAGCACGATCGCCGTCACCAGCGCGGTGACCGCCAGGATCACGAGGCCGATGGGGTTGGCGCTCATGGCTGCGTTGAGTGCCCACTGCGCGATGGTCATGCCCTCGGCTGCCAGCTTCGCAGAGAGTGCTGCGACCCTGAACGCTACGATGGCTGCAGCCACGCCTGTGGCTGCTACGCCGACCGCGGGCAGGTTGTCGATGGTCCAGCGCACGGCGGGGATCAGCTCCACCAGGAGCTCCGCGCCCATGAGCTTGATCTCGGTCAGCAGGGGCTCCAGCTCCTCGCCCACCTTTGCCATGCTCGCCGTCATTTCCTCGTTGGCCTTGTTGGCCGCGATCACTTCCGCGTTGGTCTCTTTATACTTGGCAGAGGCCTCGCCGTAGAGACCGTTCAGGGTCTCGGTGATCAGTGCCTGGCGCTCCTGCTCGGTGGTGCACTTTGCCAGGCTCTCGTTGAATGCGTCCTCGCTGACGCCCGCCCAGTTGAGCGCGTCGGCCAGCGGGCCCGTGACCTTCGCCACCTTGGCCGTCTCGTTGGCCGCCTCGGTCAGGCCCTCGATGGGAAGGCTCGCGCCGAAGGTAGCGAACACGCCCGGCAGGATGTCGCCCGTCCAGGTCGCCAGGTCCTTCTCGTTGTCGGTCAGCTTCGCCAGGTGGTTGGCTGCCTCCACTGCTTGGTCGGTCTCGCCCAGGATGCTCTGCAGCTCTTTATAGGCTGCCGTGGCAGCTGCGCCCGAGTGCCCGTTGTCCGTGAAGGCGGTGTTCAGCTTGCCCATCTCGGTGCGGTAGTCGCGGGTGCTCTCGGTCATAGCGACCAGAGCCGTGACTGCTGCCGTAGCAGCGCCGACCACGCCCTTGAGGCCATTTTCTGCGAAGTCGGCCAGGGAGGTGTTGACCCCCTCGATGTCCCGCTTGGTCTCCTCGGTAGCGTCGCCCAGGTCGTCAGTGGCGCGGGTCGTTTCCTTGATGGCGTTCTCGTACTGGTCCAGCTTCTTGGTCGTGGCTATGATCTCACGCTGCAGCTCTCGGACCTGCGCCTCGGAGACCTCGCCGCGCTTGAACTGCTCCTGCACCTGCTTCTCAGCCTCGCGCAGGGTGTCCAGCTTACTCTTGGTATTTTCCACGGCCTCGGCCAGCACCTTCTGCTTCTGTGCCAGCAGCTCGGTGTTGCCGGGGTCCAGCTTGAGCATGCGGTTGATCTGACCGAGCTCTGCGGACAGGTCGCGGGACTTATTGTTGACGCTGTCCAGCGCCTTGCCCAGCTTCGTGGTGTCGCCACCGATCTCGATCGTCAAGCCCTTGATCTTATTCGTCGCCATGCTGTGCGCCCTCCTTTCTCTTTAGCTTTTTACGAAGGGCAGCACGGTCGGGCTCTGTCTGCTCCATGCGCCAGGCGTTGTCCAGGTACTCCTGGCCCTCTGGCGTGCGGCTGTACGCATAGATAAACGCGTCGCGGCGCCAGATCAGGTACTGCAGGTAGTCCAGAGCCCTGACCTCGTGGAAGTTCAGCCCTGTGTAGTCCGCGACCAGGCGCAGCCCCCAGGATGTAGTGGTATATTGATGACCCCCCTGGCTATCCCCTGAGGGATAGTAGGGGAGGGTCAGTTTTTTGCGTTAGTCATTTCGTTGATAAAATCAACGTATGCCCCGAAAAAGATCACCAGGCTCTCGAAGTTCATGCTGTACTTGTCGCGCAGCTCCTCGGGAGTCACCTTGATGAGGTCGCGGTTGCAGTTGATCAGGCGCGCCGCCAGGTCATAGATGGCCTTGACGCTCTCCGCGTCCTTGGACTGCAGCACCTTCTCCAGCTGAGGCGCCAGCTCTGCCAGCTCCTCCACCAGGCTCTCGGTCGGTGTGCTCACCCTGATATGCGTGCGCGCGGCGTCTTGCATGATCAGCTCCAGCACGGGGCGCTCGATAGCGTTAAAATCAAGCACTTTTGCCATGTCATTGGCTCCTTTCTGTTAGGGTGAAAAAGAGGCAGGAGCGGGTGCTCCCGCCTCTTGGCGTTAGGTCGTAGCGGTCTCCTCGATCAGCTGGATCAGGGTGCCTTCGTCGTCCTGCGGCATTGCCTTGAACTCGGGCTCGATCAGGGAACCAGCCTCGGTGCTGTAGGTGATGGTGAAGCCCGCAGTGTTGCGGCCCTTGATCAGCACCCACATGTCGCCACTGTCCTTGTCCTCGTGATGGAAGCAGATCGCGTAGTACTTGCCCTGCGCGTTGCTTGCGCCGCCGATCTTGACGATGCGCTTGCCGTTTTCCGTGCTCACCGCGCAGCGGTCGACCAGCTTCTGCAGCGTTTCACCGTTCCAGGTGATCAGGCCGCACTTGAGGGTCG